GTAAGCTTTGATGTCACCATCAAATTCTACAAATGCGACTTTCTTCCAATCAGCTTGCTTCTTATGTTTAGAAGTGATGTCTGGTGGGTCAAAAACTATCTTACCTTTTATTTTAAATGTTGTATTCACAATACAAAGATACAATAATTTTTTTAAAAAATCAAATTTTTATTTTAGCTTTCATATTAAATCTGTTATTTCTCCATTATCATCAAACACCAATAATTGACGTTTTCCATTCTCATGAACCAAACAATGTCCGTATGCGTGAGTGCTAACACCCTTTCTAGTGTAGAACTGTTTAACATGCCCTGTAAGACCCACAGAAGTCACACCATCCATTATTATAGGTGAGTGGTTATGTCCGTGTATCATTTTAAAGTTCATACGCTTATATTGCGTTATATTACCTCTAGAACCATTTGTACCATGGTCACCATGCATAGCTAGGTTAAAACCTTTGATAGTTAAGTGGTCACCGAATTTAAGATATTTAACTTTTTTCTTTTTACCATATTTTTCGGTTAGTAAATAACCAAATATATTTCCATAAAGCTCTAAATCAATAGTTTGATGAATCATTGCATATTTCAAATAAGCTGGTGAATTATGTAAATCTCTTTTCCAATTCATATCGTTGATATGTCTATCTAAGAATTCATCATGGTTTGATTGAACCACATACACTTTATCACCACCACATTCTTTTAATACCTTTTTAGGAAATTTAACAGCTTCATCTACTTCATCTTCAATAAGGTATTTACCATTAACGATTTTTCTTCGTAAGCTAAACATATCTAACCTTTCATGTGGGTTAAATCTGGCCCCATCTAATAAATCATGCAATACGTGAACTTTAGGTTTTAAAATATCACACAACTCTTTGGTTTTCTCATATATCGCTTCATCAATAACTTCATTATGGATATCACCCCAAACAATAGCTTCAACATTTTTAACTTTAGTTACACCTTCAGGGGTTACCTTATAACATAAATCAGTAAATTCACCATCATCAGTTACATAGATATTTCTAGGAATATGGCATGTACCATCTTCTCTCAACTCAATGATACTAAAACCATATGAATGATGTATAGCGGCAGTGTCACCAGCTTTACTTCTAGAGTAATTCTTCCTAGTAATCGCACCAGTCGTACTCATAGTTCTTAATGGTGTATTTCTAAGCCTAGCTTGAGTTTTAAAATGAATTCTAAATGCACCTAAAATCAAATGACCATCATCACTCAATGCATCTAATCCAGTTAATGGCATTTTAGCTGTTGGTGAAATATGTGTGTCAGCTGCTATGGTAGTATCACCAAATTCAACTTTATTATAATAGATATTATCCTTTATTTCATCAACCCACCACATGTCTTTTTTCTTATTCTGGTCTTCCGTTGGTGTTGTTGGATTACGGTACCTAACTGGTATAACCACAATATTGGTCTCCTTATTTAACTTATTGGTAATAAAATCCTTATAAATTAACATTGAAGCTAATTGCTTGTGGTTAATTGGAGTTTCATTTTGAGCTGATGTTACCATTAAAACTTTTGTATTTAATGGTAGATTTCTATCACGAGCTTCTAATAATTGTGGTGGTAATTTTGATGAGACTTTTTGTAAGTCCATTTTTTCTAACCACCATTTTCTTATCGTCCTACCTTCAACACCAAATTTATTTGTGAGAATTTCCATTTTTTCTTTATGGGTTAATTCCTCATCATAATAAGTCATTCTAATATAGTCCTTATTCTCGTCTGTTAAATCTTTAAATTTAACTTTGTTTGTTTTATCTTTACTCATTTATGCTAATTTTTTATCTTTTAAGAATTCTCTTAAAAAGACATTCTTAGGGCCACCAACTTTTTCAACCCATTTATTATATTGCTCATCATTAACTCTAACCCATGAAGCTATTTGGTCATCACTAACATCCCCAACGTAATCTAATGCTGGCATTGGTGAAAAATCAGGGTATAAATTTTTATTAAACACTCTTTCGTCAACAAGAAATACTATCGCTGTTAACATAGAGTTTAAATCAGGTTCATAAAATCTTGAAACCTTGATGCCATTTAATGTTAAATCAGCTAAATGTTGTTGCATTGTGCCAACATATAACTCAGTTTTAAATCCATGTCTTACCTCATGACCTTCATTAGATGTACCGCCATTCAATAAAATATTGGTCATCCATTCAGTTCTGAACCAATCATATTTTTCGTTATTCGTTCCCCATTCAAGACTATAAACATCATTTGCGTGATTAAATTGAATTCCTTGTTGAATTGGTGAAAGGTTATATGGTACTAAACCGTACATTCTTAATTCTAAGAATTTTTCAGGTTTTCCTGGTGTAGAATTATAAACTACTTTATACTCTTCTATAACAGATTTAAATCTCTCAAGACTAAGTTTATCCAACATATATTCATCATACTCACTCTCTTCTAAATCTAAAATTCTAATATTATTAACTAAACACCACTCATATAATGTATGTTCGGTTTCCATATTCTTAAAAGTCTCTTGTATCATTTTCAAATAATGTTGGGTTTTTATCCATCCACGTTTTTATTAAATTTTGGAAATTAAGTTGTAATGGGAATCCACCCATGTAAATAACACCACCAATAAGTTCAAATTCTTGACCAGCTTTAAATTCGACACCTTCCATTGGGCTTGAATCTTTTGTTAATCTAAAAACTCCGTTTTGTATGTTTTTCATAATTTTATAATCTTTGTGCAATGTAACTACAAAAAAAGGAAAAAAACAAGTTTTTAGCAAAAAAAAAACCACTTTTCGGTGGTTTTATTATCAAAGTTTATTATATTCCTCTAAAAAGAGTTCTCGAACCTTTGTTGAAATGTATTTGTTGACATCTTTTGATTGGAGGTTATTATCTTCTAAAACATCCTTTTCTTCGGCCATAATATCATTCACAACCCATCTAATGATATCACCCATTTTTTTAATGTCAATATCTCCGTTAGGGAAAATAATGCCCATACCTTGTTCAAATCTATTTTGAGTTACAGCGTAACCAACAAATTCATGGATAGAATTTATTTTCTCAGTATCAACTTTAGCTAAAGTCTTAACTTTAGATGCGCTATGTCGTTCACCCTTCACTTTGAAACGGTAATCATGACCATCAACCGTTGCACACCAAACCACACCCTCACCAATTCCTTCAATACCAAAAGCTTTACCTACGGGGCATAATTCTTCAACTGCAATGGTAATCTCACTTAATTCATTTTGAGCCAAATCAGGTCTATTAAAATCAATTTCGATTTCATAAGATAAGAAATCTTCAACATTATAAATTCTATGGTCAATATCTCTTAAATAGTGAGAAGCTAAATGATATGGTTTAGTACTATCTTCAGGTACAACTTTTACGTCAAATATGAAAAATGACTTTTCTATTTGAGATATTGCAACTCCTTTTTGGATGCCTTTACCAGCCCATTCACCGAATACAATAACAGTATCGTTTGGGTTAATCTTATGGTTTACATATCTAACATGTTCAACCAATTCAAGGAATGCTTGTTTATTATCTTCAACATACCTTGCAAACCCCATATTATCATTTTCAGGAGTTATAATATTACTTCTAGATTGTGCCCAAATACCATCATTTTCAGTATGTCCAATACCCGCATTTGAATTATGCACCAAAATGTCATTTACAAAAAAACAATTTGTGTCTTGTATCGTAAGGTCAAATGACCTTCTTTCTTTTATTTTATTTATCTTTTTTAATTTCATTATTAATAAATTTATTTAATCTATTTTTAATTTTTTCCCTATTTTTATACCAATCATCTTCCCAAACAACAAAAACTTTATATCCCTTTCTTTTTAATAACCAAGTTCTTTTTCTATCCTTTTCCCATTTATCAGAGCAAATCATTTTAATTGCTGTGTTGTAGTAATCACCATCATATTTTCTAGGATTACAATGATATAAATCCCCATTATATTCCACAACGATTTTTCTATTAACATTACATTCATCAACCTCAAGTTTATCTATTACATGGTGCTGTTTAAATCCATATTCTTTTAAAAAATCATGTAATTCATTATGACCTTTAGATGTAAAACCAATTTTAGAATTTTTAAAAATCTTTAAATAATGTTTTAATCTAAATTCTTCATCTGAATTTAATTTATCGTGTAATGCCTTATTTGCTCTTGTTACTTGTTTATTTTGCTCTTTTTTACTCATAGACTCCCACCTTTCCGTTGAAAATCTACCAGAATTGTTATGATTCAAAGATGATGCTTCACCACCCAATTTAGCATTTTTGGTTCTATCTTTTTTTGATATTTTACTTAAAGCTTTTTTACCTACCTCTGAAAGTCTTTTAGCTTCTTTCTCTTTAACACAATTTTTACACAAATCTTTTTCATTTTTTTCAAACCTTTTATTTGTTTTATCAAACCTTTCATTATATATGTGATTACAATCATCACATTTAACCATATTAATCGGAAATTTTATCTTAGATAGGTGTTTTGAGTAACCCCACCTACCATTTACTAATTCACACCATGTTGTAATTACCATATTTACTTTTTAATATAAATATGTAGCGTTTCATGAAACTAACTTTAATTTTGGTCATTTTCTAAAAAAACATCTTCTTCAGTTAAGTTAATGGCTTCAACCCACCCTCTATTTTTTGTGTAAATTTTATGGTCTTCAGTACATTTTATTGAAGAATTATTATCAAATACTAGCTCAACCCAATTTTTATTTGATTTAAAGTTTTCAGTATTTACAACCTTTTTATCCACAAACCTATTAAATTCAAAATCATAACTCAAAATAGAATCACCAACATTAATTTCACTAATTGGTATTTCTTCACCATTACTTAAAGTAACTAAAGAGTTTTTATCAAAACACCCATGAAGTTTCACAGTACCTTTAAATTTAATGGTTGGTGCAACTTTAGAATAGTCAAAAATTGCATCACCATTCTCATCTTTACCTATGTATGCGGCTCTATCTCTAGCTTCTTTTACTACTTGTCTATATTGCCCGATTTTCGGGAATGCACTATGTTTTTTCATTATTTAATTTATTTAAAAATTTTTCACTTTGATTTGAAATGAATTTGAAGAATCCAATGATTCCAATTATAAACCAGAACACTGGCCAAACAAAACTAAAAGATATCCAAGCTGATTCATTTGATTCATAATCATCCATCATTACATACCCTCTATCATTATCATCGTAATGGTCTAACCCAAGTTGTTTAGCACACCTCTTCAATGTAATTAATGATATTACATACCCAATAACGTAAACCAAAATTATTGTAATAATTATAAATAACTTTCCCATTATCCCACTTCTTTACCTAATCCTTTAGCCATTGCTTCAATCTCTTGACATGACTCTAATGAATCACAAGTATCTTTATCATCTCTCAATTCAACAACTGAAGGATGTAAAGTTGACCAATCACCATTAGAGTTTTGAGATAAACCACAACAACGTATTTCTACTATTGTCCCCATAAGTTCATCACCTCTTTCAGTAATATCTTTCATCATCTTCTCAGTCATACCAGAAGCATTGGTTCTTAATTTACCACATGATGATTCAAGGTTTATTGTTGAATAAACATTTTCATTTTTACTTCTTTTTTCACCATATTCAAACCCTATAACTCTAAGGTCAATATTCATTTCTAATTTCATTTTTATTTGGTGATTTTTCTTACCATCAAACCATCCAGCTGTTGGTGCTTTAAGGATGGTACCTTCTTCACCTCTATTTAAAATCTCTTGGAAGTGACTCATTGCTTCATCATAAGAATATACTTTCTTACGTTCAACTACTGATACTCTATCACATTCTAAAACTGGAGTCTTTTTAAATAAGAAATCCAATCTATGTCTATATTCAATATCAGATTTCTTATTAAAATAATCATCTAATGTAATTGAATCCCATACAGTATATCTGATTTTATCAACAGCTTCTTTAAAACTACCATGCTTTTTCTCGAATGCCACTAATTTTTTAGCGGTTTCTTCATCACTTCTATCACCCATTTTACCACGACCCTCAATATCGACAATTGAAGCTATAATACCGTTACTTGTGTATCGGTCTAAATTCTCCATTGTAAGCTCACCATTTAATACACCATCAGGGAATTTTGATAATTCCTCAAATAATAATGAGTCACTTGGAATATGAGTTGTTTCACCTTGTCTAGACTCTAACTCAACTTCACCACCTTGAATGATTGCGTTAGCATACCTACCATCCATTTTAACGTCACTATAAGCGTAACCATATTTCTTAAAAATATCTTTAGCTAATTTTTCATCATATGATTTAGCACCTTGATATGGCGTTTTCTCAATCAAATCACCATAGACTTTATTAATGTAGGTTCTACCTAAACCATTCTTAGGGTCTTTATCAATAATTCTCTCAATGATATAAGCATCATCTGGTGATACACTTTCTAATATGAATTTTAAATGATTTATAGCCGCTTGTCCACTAATTTTTCTGTCAGAAATTTCATCAAGATTATTTAAACCCCACTCTAATGAAGCTGGGATTGAACTATTTAATGAAATATATTCAGGTATTTGTTTAATAAAAAACTTCACTCTTTTAGATTTTATTCGATACAAAACTTCTTTAAGTAAGTCGTTGTCTTTATACTTGCGTAATACATCCATTTTGGCATTATCACCAGCTGTGTTACTTATTTCATCAAATATTGCTTTAATTGTCATATTATTCTTTTAAATTATTCATTAGTTTGTCAAAGATACGAAAATAATTTCTAGAATCAAAATTTTCTGGAAGTATTTTTTTAAAATCCGCATATAAATTATTGCATGCTTGAAAATCAATAATCTTTTTATGCTCTTTTAATTGTAATCCAAATTGTAATATCCTCAAAGCATGGAACATACTCTTTATTGCATGTTCACCATCACCATTCTTTGATGCCATATTAGCATAGTGACGACTATCAGATGCCTTTCTGATAACTTGTTTAATCATTTCTTTGGTATTCCAATTGGTTACCTTAAAGGGCCATTTCTTGAATACCACTTGAGAATCATCCAATGATAAACACTCCAATGCGATTATATCATACCTATTAATAGCGTCTAAGAATCCACCTCTTGAGTATACTGTACCTTGAATTGAATAATCTTCATTAGAAATTGCATTATTCTTAAATGCACCATTATCTAACATAGCACCTTTCATGACTATAATAAAATCATGGTCAGAAGTTTCAGTCGCTGTAC